GTACGCAACCCTGATTTCGAGGGGACGGAGCCATCGCCAATTAAGGCTTTGGTATCCGCCCCCCAGTTATCTACGTTGCAGTCCCCTGAGGCCTAGTCACTGAGCTGTAACTAGTTCCTCAGGAACCCACCTCAGCTTCTTCTGAAGCCGAGGCCGCTGCGGTACACCATGCACCCAGATATTATCTGGGCTTGGTTCTTCAGTAAAGTACTGAAGTAACGCAGTGTCATCGTTGGTCGCGATTCGGCGTTGAGACGCAATTGTCGTCAAAACCCGAATCTCGTCCCGATGCAGGTGTCGGTTATAACGGCGTGGGAATCCGTTATTCGACACTGGCAACCGGGACTTCAGACCAGCGATCCCAGAGCTCATAGCTACCCGCGGTATATACCCGGGTAGTGTCGACGCAAGATAGCCGGAGGTGTTCAACAACCACTTTTTATAGAAGTTGTTGGCACTCTCTGTCACGCTTGCTAGAGACTCTGGTCCGCCGTCGTAGAAGCACTTCCAATACGCAGGAGTCACGTTGACCCCGCGGAAGGAATCAACACCACAAGACTCTCTGAACCTTCCGGTCCAGAAAGACTTTTGAGTGTTTACCTTGAAGTATAACACTTCAAGGGCCTCTACGAACAACTCCCGACTGTCAGAGGGGATGACAATGTCATCTCCAAAGACGGCCACCTCCTCTGTCAACTCCAAGATATTCTGGAGCGTACACCTGAGCTTGCGTGATACCAACACGCTAGCGAGGGCGACGCCGAGAAATATCAAGGTTTCGACAGGGAAGGTATTGGCGCTTCCCATAGTGGAGAATTTTCTCAATTCGACAGTTTCTGGCGCACGAGGCGCCAGGTTCTGCCGAACACTACGGGTGCGAGACGCACGTAGGCAGCTCAGTAATTTAGGATTGCTCCTAAAGTACTGTCCTACGACGTGACAAGTCACTCGATCCGACGCCGCCGAAAGATCGACGGTCGCGGTCGAGCCGGTCTCTGAGCCTCTGCAACAGAGCAGCTGGTTTCGGGATTGGTCACGGAATGTGACGAATCGTCCGAGCCATCCGCTACTGGTGCGGGAACAGAAATAGTTCCAGCTGTTCTGCTGGCACCATTGGTGTTCACTCGGTTCCGCCGCAATAAGCCGCGGTCCCGAATAGGTCTTTGGGACTGCAACGAGTCTACTGGAAGGCTCCGAAAAGCCAATCTGCGTAGAAGCGTTGCACTTGTCTGCCCAACTAGCAAAATTGTGAAAGCCACAATCAGCAAGAGGGTACTCACTTTCCAGAGATTCTGACCAGTTCGTCCAACTATACTTGTTAGACGGACCGACAGCCTCTGCAATAGCGCCAGGACCATGCCTGAACCTCCATTCTGCGGGGTCATAGACCCCAAGGGTGGTGGTGACCAAGTTCGACACCTTGTCGAGCATGGTCAGGAAGAGAGATACGTCGTGCCTCAGGTGAGGCTCGAGTAAACCGATCCTTTCCTTTAGCAAAGATGAGTTACCGAATCCTCGGTAAGGCATCAGAGCGACGGGAAGGGAAGGATTTACAGCGTTCCAGTAGCTTTCGGGCTCTGGTAGCTGCGCATCTGTCTCGACGAACTCGAGCACTTCGCTCTCCGTTTTGTCGAAACTGCAAGCGTAGACGGCCTTCTTTGCTGCGTACAGAATCTGTCGCAGAAAGAAGACTGCTTCCACATTGCAATCTTCCCTCAGGGATCCGCTCTCGTGAAAAACCAGTAGGTAGAGTCCCCGAAGAAACTTCGGAATCACTACCCTACCAGAAAACCTCTTCGTCAGAGGTAATCCTGATAGAATGTACTGGCCGCCGGCAAGACATCTATCCAGATGCTTGCCAACTGCGGGGAGGTCTGCGAGATAAACTCGCAGGCCCCTCCGCTCCACGAGAACTTTGAGACGGGTGAGATCTTTCTCAAACTCCGCCCCAAGCGTCGGGAACGCGTACAAGGCATCCTTGAAGATGGCCTCGTACACGTTGCTCAGCTCCCTAACATGGCATTTAGACATAGCAGGTTAACTCCTGTAAATGTCCCATGCTGTTAAGGAAGCTCTCTTCAACCTAGTCTGGAATCTACCGTACTGTTGGCACCCAGCAACGAGCTGGGGGATACCCTAATTTATAGGGTAACCAACAATACCTACGATTCCCAACCGAGAAGCGCTACCAAGATCGCATTGGACGTGAGGATTGCTTTATCGCAAACCGCATCGGCCAATGCAACCGAGGTATCACCGGGCTTATGCTCGATGACGAAATAGAACTTTCGTTCGTATTCGGCGACGTCGCCTGCGGCAAAGATCGTCTGCACAACTTCAAGGTTGTGCCGATCATATGCCAACGGTCGCGTGGGAGTGATATTCGTCTTGGTATGACGAATACGTGCTCTATATTGCGACGTGGCGTCTCGGAACAGGTACTCAGACGAGTACATGTCCTGGTTGATTTTTCGCAGGGTGATGTCACCACCAGCCTGCGGCAAAACGAGAGTGTCACCTAACATGGGAGTTCTTCTCCTAATCTAAAGCTATCCACCCCGGCTCAGCGCCGGAGGGCAGCTAAAGACAGGAGGATCGACAGCTTCCCACCATCTAAGATGGGAAGTTTAGGAAGAGGAAACGGAATTATAGGAGCGGTAGGAAACCGCTCCTTGCGTTCGTATCGCCAATCGTACCATCCATCAAAGGTGGTCCAAGTTGACGATCCGACTGGATCCCAGTCAAACGTCGTTCTCGAAAGTGAGTGACGCATGACGCAGATCCGGCCCCAGGTACAGCCGACTGTATTGTTCGTCGCCTGCAGCATCTCGCCGCAGTTCGAGAACCAGTCAATGAGCCAGCTCCAGGGAGTTAGCTCCCAGGCTGCCTCAAGCGCTCCGTGTGAATTGATACCAAGTGTATTACGATTGGCGAACTTTCGGAGTTCACCATCGTCCATATCCCTGATATCAGAATCCGGTAAGAGTTTCCACTCTACCGTCGCCCACTTTTGATAAGTGGACGTTACACGTCGCGTGGCATAGTGAGTAGCACCGTTCGAATGGATTTGCACCCTATTCGTCTGAGTGTTAGCATCACCTGTACCAAGGAAACACCGCTTCCTCAAGGTTTTTCCATCCTTCAGCTTCTTCAGCTCGCGAAACCGTTTATTAGCGGCTTGAGCGAACTGGCAAAGCTTCCGGACGTCGCTGATCATAGGCTTAATAGCCCACCGCCAAGACAGGTTTCCTGTCGCGGCGGCACGGAGCAATCCGTCGCCATAGCCTTTGACCAACTTCGGCAGATCCCGCAACTCGCCTAACGCAGCCGGCACATTCACGTGTGATTGTGACGGATTCGTTTTAGCGACTGCGGTCCACGCATCCTGTTGTAAGGTAGCATTAGAAATGGTACCGAACACAGAACGCGGGTCTGTCGGACCAGACACATTGTTACCGATGGGGAACCCAACCATTTCGCGTTGGAGGACACCACCGGATACAAGCTGGCCGTTCAGAAAGGGACTGTTCTTCGTGATACGGCGTAAGTCGAATAGGTTCGCACCTAATCTATTACCCGTAACATCGTTAGTAACAGTCACTGTGCCTTCCGTCGAGTCGGACAATGTTTGAAAGTATGATGGTGTAAAGTACCGTAAGGCACCTACAACAATATACCTTTCATCCAAAGTCCTACTTCTCGATGGCATGACAATCTCCGGAAAAACCTCTTCCTAAGGGGGGCAGGAGC